GAAGAGTTAATAAATAAAATAGTTGAAAAGTATAGTTAAATAATTTAAATAATATATTATAATGAAATAGTTTGAAAATATTAATATATTATAAAATAAAAATTAAATAAATTAAATGTGGAGGGGCAGGATTACTGCCCCACCTTCACGTCATAAAATTAAAACATATGAAAATAGTAAACGGTATTATTAGTGTATTATTAGGGATATTAGCCCTGTATCTTATGATTACAGCTAAATCTAACCTGGATCTCACCTACATGTTCATCACCCTGATGATGTCAATCGTGTTCATATGCTTCATGATTATCGAGGAGCAGAAGGATGAGGTAGATCGTCTGAGACGAGAGATGTGGGGACGAATAAAATAAATAGGACGGGGCAAAACCCCGTTCATATATTTACTCCATAATAAAATTAAAACATATGAAACAATTAATCGCATTATTAGTATTAACAATTACATTTACCAGCTGCACTGATGCCTATAGAGCTAAAATAGGTGGATATGGAGACACATACACTATTAAGGTAGTATCCTGCGATACGATTATTACCTATAAATCGAGTGGTAAGGTATTGAGTGAGGGACAGAGCGATGGATATTACTTCAACGATGCAACCACAGGTAAATTGATTGAGGTATCAGGTACGGTGATTATAGAGCAGAATTAATTAGGGCTAGGCACAACCCAGATCATATATTCACTCCATAATAATAATGAATATGAATAACAACATTAAGTTCAATTACATACCCAAATTAGTAAATCTGAATTACAATGATAGGCTTAAAATGATATATATGTGGGTTAAATCCGACCACATTAGCCAAGCTGAATTTATTGAATTAATAAAGTGGATACACTAAGGCAGAACACAGCACGTATATTCACATCACAATTAAAATTAAAACGTATGAGTAAAAAGCAAACAACAACCAAGACAGCTAAAACAGCACCAGTAAGTAAACCTAAGTACTACATCGTAATGGATTCCGATGGGGATCTAGTATGCCAAGGTAACTGGGATGAAGTAAAAATGGCATTAGAGGAAATAATGGAGGAGATGATTGATGATGAGAGTGAAAAGATGCTTGAGGATTTCACATTATATGAATTAAACGCCGGAAAGAAATTAAAATTCATACCACCCATCCCAGCTACGGTAGAACTGTAGAGATATATGGTGGTACAAAAAGAGGCGCGCGGTAAAAAAAACCGCGCGTCTTTTAGTCGATATCGGGTCGCGCGCGGATGCTAGCGGTACGATGGCGGTCTGATCGCGGTCTGCTCCCATGCCAATTGCGGTCCATCGACGGGTGGGCAAAAAAATTTTTGCACTATGTGTATTCTCGGCAGAAACACACCTTTTCACCATCGACAGTATATACACATATACCGTATAACGTTACCGTCAACGCTACGTTCACCATAAACGTTCCCCCGTCGTCTCTCCCCGTCCGTCGGTCTGTGCGACGTTTGCCCACATTACGTTCCACATTTTCGTTTTAACCCCTTTTGCCCCCCTTTGCAAAATCCTAAAATCTCCTCTTAACACATCTTTTTTGTATAGGCAAAGTATATACGCTACATTCACTACACACCGCTATGTTAACATAGCATTATATGTATAGTTATGAAAAAATATATACCAGATTCAATGATGCTAACCAAAGAATCATTTGAGCAACATATGTTGCGTTTACGTGAAGAACGCGCTAAGCAATATGGAATGACGCTAGAGCAATGGGATACTGCTGTCGCTACGGGCGCTATCGTACAAACATTAACCGGCTCGAGTAGTAACCATAATACCCAGCAACTATGATGAAACGCATTACCCCCAACGAGACTAAAGATTACCGTCTATTACAGTCTGGATATCTCACCTATAATCCTCATAATGTTCATCATACTGTTGCTTTTACCCTTACCCCTATCGATGGTGAACCAGGATGGGAAAAAGTTACATATTATGGTAAAAGGTATATTGATCCAATTAAAGATGACCAACCCAGCCCAATCCATTATGTTTATATTTTAATTAATCCATCTGTACCCGGTATATGTAAAATTGGTAAAACTACCACTACTGTATTTCAACGTGTTAAAGAAATTAATAGAGCCACTGGAGTTATTATACCTTGGGAACCTGTTTTCTCATTTCCATGTAGTGATTGCCATTCACTTGAGCGTGATGTTCATGAATATCTTGCTGCTAGGGGTATTCGTGTTAATCCAAAGCGCGAAGGTTTCAATATTGATGTTGATAGTGCGCGCTCTATAGTTGAAAAGTTAGGTAAAAAATATAGAATTGAAACTTATTAAAATGAAATTTTGGTCTTTCAACAAAATCGTGCTTCTTACCCTCCATCTGGCTGTTTGGGTTTTTTTACACGTTTTTATCATCCGATCTACTAATTATTTGGTCGATTATAATGATGCTACCTCAATTATTAGCCTATACACCGTATCGTTACTCATTAATGTCTATGTATTTGTGAAAATGTTTCGCCAAATGTTGCGTATATACGTAGGTGTGTATGATGGTAAGGGTCAAGCATAGTTTAAACGGGCTGTTTCTTTGCTATATTTATACATGATGAAAACCTACAAAATTAAACTTGAAGACAAAGCTGCCTTTCTAAATCGCCTTGAATCATTAGGTGTTAAGATAGATAGTTATGAAATTGAAGATGATAAATTAAAAGGTTATTTTACTTTTACTACTACAGACCCAGTTACGGATAATATTGTAAAAACTGTTTTGAAACAATCTCCTAAGATTGATCAAATAAAGGAGATAATTCGTAAAATTGTTCGTGAAGAACTTTCAAAGTAAATTTGGAGATATAAAATCTCTCTTGTAACTTCTACCTACGGTTGGTTTGAAAAATGAAACGGGGGTGAATGAAATGAATGGGTGGGAACGGGAAGAATCATATATTTATATATAAACATATATTATGAGATATAAAAACAACGTTTTAGATAAACTTACCCAAGCTGATACCTTGGTTAATAAATTAGCTGTTCAAGTAAATAGGAATTTTCCTCAAAACGAGATTCTTGAAACTCTTACTATATTAAAAGAGCAAATTGAGAAAACTCGTGAGATGGTTTCTGTTGAACATGACGATTTTGAAAAACAATTTGCTCCAAAATGAGTATAGTACTTTGGGTTATTGGTATTCACTTAGTTGAAATAATGTTAATTGGTGGTTATTTACTAGTTAGAAAAAATAATGCACTTGAGAAAGTAGTAGCCGATCAACAACAATATATTGATGCGGTTAGTATTATTATTAATGATTCAAGTGAAACTATTAAACAATTAGATAGTAGAGGTGCTTTTGAATCTGATGATGAAGTTGGTACTTTCTTTAAAAATTTAAAAGAAATCCAAACTATATTAGATCAATTTAATCTCCGTAAAAACTAGTTTGGTTACGGTATTTTTTGTTTTTATATTAGATATTAAACATTAAATATCATGTCATATTACTACGAAGAAGATTTAGACACATACTTAGATAGTGAGTTAGGTAAAGTTGCTCTAACTAAACGTGGACAACCACGTAAACGCAAACCAAAAGAACCTCGCGTTTATTTTACATCCGATACTGAAGAAGCAATTATTGAGTATTTAGCCTCTGATAATCAAGAATTTCGCAATAAACTTTATAGAGATCGTATTGAATATGCCTTTTATAAACTGGCTGAAAATATTATTCATACATTTAAGTTCTATTATACCGACTCAGACACGATTGAGGAGTTAAAACATGAGGTTGTAACATTCTTACTTGAAAAACTTCACCTTTATGATCAATCTAAGGGTAAAGCTTATTCTTATTTTGGTACTATTGCTAAACGTTATCTTATCATTTATAATAATACTAATTATAAAAAATTACAAGAGCGTGCTGATGTAGAAGAAATAGATGAAGATAAAAATATTATGTATGAAACTGTTCGTGAAGCAGAAGAACAGGCTGATCCTAATACCTTTATAGATCAATATATTCGTTATGTAGATAAAAATCTTACTATACTTTTTCCTAAAACTCAAGATGCTAAAACAGCAGATGCTATTATTGAATTATTTCGTAAACGTGAAACGTTAGAAATATTTAATAAAAAAGCATTATACATTTATATCCGTGAAATGACGGATACTACCACTCCTCAAATCACTAAAGTAACTAAAAAATTAGATATATTGCGCACTAGGCTGTACAATGAATACTATCAGCACGGATATATAAAGATTTAAGGATACATATTTATTATCAAACGTATTTATGGCTAATTTTGACGATATTACCCTATTTGGTAGCACGTCATTGTCCGATATTTTTAAGCAAATACATAGAAATAATAAGGACACTGACAAACAGATCAATGATCTCATTGATACTTTAAAACCTCTTGCATCTTCTAACGCAGGATCTGCTGTTATGCTTATGCCTACTGTTAAAGATTTAATTGATGTTAATGTAAAAAATAACGAACAACTAATTAAAATGGCAGGAATTGCACAACGTGCCGCAACTGCTAATGCAGGTTCATCACAAGATGCATTCTTTGATCCATCTGAGATTCAACAACTAATTGATGAACAACGTGTTATTCAAATAGATGGACAGAAATTAATTGAAAAAACTGAGGCTATTCAACATCAAATAGAGAATAAATGAGGATAAGGGATAATTTAGGAACCTTTGCTGCAGGTATAAGTAAATCATCCCCATTACCTGTTATAAATCCTCAAATAGGTAAGGTATTTGGTGTTATCATAAACCAAAATACCCCATCAAGAGAAATATTTGAGAAAAATGGAGGTTGGAATGGAGTAGGAACTGTATTTTATCTTGATTATGAACAATCTAAAGACCTAGATCAGGTAGATTTAAATACATGTAAAACAGCAAAACCTTTTTTTGATAATGTACAAAATTATCCCTTAATAGGAGAATTAATTCTACTTACAGATTTACCTTCTCCTTTAAGTCAAGTTGATGTTAACGTATCTCAAAAATATTATTTAGGTACTATTAATCTTTGGAATAATAATCAACAGAACGTTCCATCAGGAAATAATTTAGGTAAAACCTTTGTTGAAAGCTCTGATATTAGACCATTAGTTTATTTTGAAGGAGATAGAATATATCAGGGGAGAAAAGGTAATGGAATTAGATTTGGTTCTACTGTTCCTCTATATTCTAATATTAGTGAATGGAGTAGAAATGGAAGACCTGATGGCGATCCCATTACAATAATGGTTAATGGATATGTAACTACAGATACAGGATCTCAAATTCCTAATATTGAAGAAATAAATAAAGAAATGTCTTCTATTTATATGACATCTACTCAAACAATTCCTTTAATACCAGGAGCTTCAATTATAAATCCTATTTTATCTTCTACTTTACCAGCAGATTATGTTAATTCTCAAGTTATTTTAAATAGTGATAGGGTTACTTTAAATTCTAAAAAAGATGAAGTATTATTATTTGCTAAAACAAATATTGAGATAAGTGCTAATAATGTTATTAACTTAAATACTAATGATTATATTCACTTAAATATTGAAAGTAAAAATCCTGATTCTAAGATATTATTAGGTACCAAAATAGATAACACAGTACCAGATGAACCTGTATTATTAGGTAATCAAACAGTTATTTTACTTGAACAGCTAATAACAGCATTGAATGCTTTAGGAGGGTATTTATCTAGTGCTGTTGTTCCTACTACAAATGGTGGTATCCCTATCACAGCAGTTAATAACGCAGGAGTTCAACTTTTAAATGATACAAGTAGAATATGTGATCAACTTTTAAAAATAACTTCTAATAAAGTATATACAGTGTAATGGCAGATACTCCTAACATACAACCCCCTCAAAATGTAGCTGCTTTAACATCTCCTGATATTATTACTAATTTAAAAGCATCTAAACAACCTCAAGCTTTTGGAGATCAATTAACAAAAACAGCAATAGCTGCAGGAACAAATGCTGCTTTAAACTCTACTATAGCTAGGTTATATAAACAAAAAGCTGATTTAATTGCTGAAGGAATCAAACTAGATGTCCAACACCAGTCTACCCTTCTTAAATATGAGAACCAACTTAACATAGATAAAAAACAAGCTGGGGATGATCCACAAAAACTTTCTGATGCTGAAAAAAGTTATAGAGATGCTGTTGCTATTGAGGATATTAACTATGCTGCTGCAAAAGAAAATTTAGCTAAAAGGAAAGAAGAAAATCAAAAAGATATAGAAAAATATTTAGCTGATCCTTTTGCTAAACAAAAAGAAAAACGAAAAGCTAGACAAGCAAAAATAAAAAAATTAAAATCAAGAAGTAAACAGGAAAAACAAAAAGCCCGAAAAGAAAGACGTAAAGCTGTTTTGCAAAATGCTAGAAAAACAATAGTAGCTGTTTTAGCATTGTTATTAACAGACAAAATAACTGACATCATTTCTCAGAATGATACTATTCAAAGGTTAGTAGATGAAGCTAATATTATTATAGAAGCAGCTAATATATCAAACGATCCTATAAAATTACAAAATGCTAAAGTTGTTCGAGATAATGCGTTAACTGTTATACAAAATAATGAGGAAAAAATTATTAAAATTAAAAATATAATTGAGAGAGTAACACTTTATATCACTATATTTGGAACTATAATTAGCATAATTAATGCTATATTAAACTTACCAATACCAGCCTTAATTCCTTTAAAAATCAAATTACAACCATTATTAGAAAAAGCACTTAGAATAGTAGCAGCATTAGGAGCTTTGTTAGCTGTTGTTATAATTAGTTTAGAAAAAGTTATTCAAACATTAAATGATTATAGAACCCAATTACTCCAGATAAACGGCCAAATCGACTCAGCAGCCTCTAGTATTCCGGATCTCAATGCATTATTAGGATTAAATTTTGGAACTAATTTTCTTCCATATAAAGGATTTAGATTTGCATTAAAAGAAGAAAATAATCCACGATTTGAAGTAAGAGGTAATAAACGTCATTTTGCTGTTGCTTTTGATAGGAATAATGTTGAAGTATTAAAAAGTGAACCATCATTTACATTAGATCCAAATGATTTAATAGAACAATTAAAATTGGTAATAGATCAACAAAATTTAATAGCTTAAAATATTTATATATATGAAAGCCCAAGCATTTAAACAATTAATTAAAGAAGCAGTTGCTGAAGCAGTTCGTGAAGAATTGGTTGAAATTTTATCACAAAAACCACACTTAAACGAATCAAAAACAGCAACATTTACCAGTGCTAATATAGCTGGAACTACGGACATCCGTGCACAACTACGTGCTCAAATGGGTGAAGCATTTGGTTATTCACAACAATCCACAACTAATAATTTAAAAGTAATTGATGCTGTTGATCCATCAACTGGTGATAAAATTAACCCATATTTAGCATTTATTAATGATGCCGCAAGTAATATGACAGCAGCTGATAGATCAGGATTAAGAAATTTAGGATAATATGCCAATACCTCAAACAGTACGTGTTAATCCATTAGATTTGCAAGGAAACATTGCTATTGGGGTATCTTTACCTTTTAATGGACCTGCAGGACCATTTAATAGTACTTATAGTACACAAGATCAAATTAAATCTAATTTGCTTAATCTTTTACTTACTAACAAAGGTGAAAGAATATTTAATCCTGAATTTGGTGCTGATTTAGGAACTGCTTTATTTGAAGGAATAAATGAAAATATAGTAGAAACTATAACTGATTTAATTAATACTAATGTAGCAATATTTGTACCTGAAATACAAGTAACAAATGTATTAGTAGATATAAATACCCCTGATAATAATACAGTATCCGTTACAGTTGAATACAAAATAAGAATTTCAGGAAGAGAAGATCAAATTACAGTACAATTCATATAAAATGGCAGATAATAATATATCATATTTAAATAAAACGTTTCCTGAGTTTAAGGCTAATTTAATAAATTATGCCAAAACTTATTTTCCAACAGTTTATAACGATTTTACAGAAGCAACCCCTGGAAATTTGTTTATAGATATGGCTTCTTATGTTGGAGATGTAATGTCATTTTATATAGATACTCAAGTACAAGAAAATTTCTTACTATACGCTAAAGAAAAAGAAAACTTATATGCTTTATCCTATATGTTAGGATATCGCCCTAAAGTTTCATATGCCTCTAATACTATTATTGATTTATATCAATTAATCCCTACTACAGGGTCAGGTGTTAATTTAGTACCTGATTATACTTATGCTTTAATTGTACCTGAAAATACACCTCTTACTTCAACTGTTAATAATACTAAATTTTTAACTACTGATAAAGTTGATTTTAGAGACACAGGAAGTATAGAAATTACTTTTGTAGATAATAATTATTTTCTTTTAAAAAAACAAGTTACTGCTATATCAGCAGAAATTAAATCTACAACTTTAACATTTTCTACCCCAGAAAAATTTTCTATAGCTACTATTTCCGATACAAATATATTACAAATATTAGATGCTACTGATACTCAAGGTAATAGTTGGTATGAAGTACCTTATTTAGCTCAATCTACTGTATTTGATAAGGTTGAAAATCCAAACTCTGGAAGTGATGGTGTACCTTATTTAATTAATTTAAGACGAGTGCCTCGTCGTTATGTATCTCGTTTTTTAACAGATAATACATTACAATTAGAATTTGGTGCTGGTGTAGCTAATGCTGCTGATAATACAATCATACCTAACCCAGATAATATTCAACTTGGATTAGTACCTGGTATTTCTAATTTGTATAATAATTTTAACCAGGCCTCAGTATTCTTTACTCC